TAATTATAATCCAATTAAATTAAGAAATGAAGTTTATAATTTATATAAAAAAGATCTATTACATATAGAAGAATATAAATTATTAAAAAAGTTAATAAAACCTCAAATAACTCGTACTGAATATGATTCAATTAATGAAATTTTAAGGGATCATTATATTTTAAGATGGAATGAAAAAGAAATATTAGAAGGTTATAAGAAACTTAGAAAAAATAAGTATATTTCTTTAGAAAAAGCATTAGGAATGAAAGCAATTATTAAATTTGATGTTTATATACAAATAGACGGAAAATATATAGAAGTTAGTAATTTTTTAATTTTAATAAAGGAAAATAAAACAAATAAAAAATTAGAAATTTTGAATTTACCACAAGATTATTTAGAAAAAATTCCAGAATCATTAAGAAAAGAGATTGGTAAATTTGCATTTTCGGAAATATATTTTAAACCATTTAAATTAGTAAAAAGAATGTGGACATTAGCAAGAATTACACAAGATTATAATATGATTAAACTTTTGAAACCACTAATAAGCTCTTCTGCTTCAAGATTATCTCAAATTAATTCTGAAATAGAAATTATTATTAATATGTTAGAAAGAATTAGATCACCACCTTTAAAATCTATTTTAAAACAAATTAATGGATGGAAATCAAGAATAACATATGCTACAACCCAAATTAATTTTGATGAAAAATATATTGATGAAATTTTAGATGATATTTTTAATAATTATAAAAAAATTGGAAAAATTGAGGTCTTAGAAAAACTTAGATTAATTAAAAAATATTTAACAAAAAAAGTAGATGAATATACAATTAAATATTTGGAAAAAAATAATATTTATCCTCCACCTCTTAATTATTACGCAAATTATTAATATTTATATTTTTACGTCTATATTATGGTCTCAAATTTATAAAAACTAGAAAATATTCACATATAACGAAATATAATATCTAAGACGATAATATAGATATGTTATCTTTTAGATCTGGTAATGCAATTGCACAAATTTTAGGAGGCAAATATGATGGTAAAATTATAAAAATAAAAAATAAAGACCAAGAGAAGTGCTGTGATAAATGTAAAGGTAGTTGTTTAACATGTTGTAAAAATTGTGTCAAGAAATGTTGTAAAACTACAGATAAAATCTCAAAGAAAGATCCTCTATATTATATTAAAAAATCATTAACAAAACAAATAGAAGGAGAATATCGAGAAATAACAATAAAAGATGGTAGTATTCAAGTATTACCAAATATTAATAAACGTGAATGTTTATATATAGCAGGACCATCTGGAAGTGGTAAATCAACTTATGCATCAGCATATATGGAAATGTATAAATTAATGTATCCAAAGAGAAAGTTATATATATTTAGTAGGGTAGAAAAAGACGAAACATTAGATAAATTAAAACCAATTCGAATTAAATTAGACGAAGAATTAAAAAATGATCCAATAAATCCAGAAGAATTAAAATGTTCATGTGTATTATTTGACGATATTGATACAATTCGTGAAAAAGATATAGCAAAAGCAGTTAAGGATTTAAGAACTGATCTATTAGAAACTGGAAGACATGAAGATGTAAATGTAATTTCTACATCTCATCAAATAACTAATTATAAAGATACAAGAGTTTTATTAAATGAAGCAACTGCCATAACATTCTTTCCAAGCTCAGGATCAACTTATCATATTACTAGATTTCTAAAAATGTATTGTGGACTTGATAAAAGAAATATAGAAAGAGCATTAAGATTACCATCTAGATGGGTAACAATTTATAAAACTTATCCTCAATATGTAGTATACGAAAAAGGGGTCTATTTAATATAAAAATCTAATTTAATTATAAATGGAAAGATTAATAAAAAAATTAGAGAATATAGCATTATCCAACGAAGAAATATTACAGATATGTAATAATAAAGCAAATTTATTAACATATCCTGAATTACATAAATATAATGATATTAATCAATGTTTAGGAAAATATGGAGCAGTTATTATATTATATGAAACTCGAAAAGATTATGGTCATTGGGTTTGTGTTTTTAAATCTGCTAAAAATAAATTAGAATTTTTTGATCCATATGGTTTATTTCCTGATGAAGAACTTAAATTTATTCCAGAACATTTTAGAAAAATAAGTAATCAACAATATCCACATTTAACTTATTTATTATACAAATCAAATTATTTAATAGAATATAATGATCATAAACTTCAAAAAAAATTAAAGAATATAGCAACTTGTGGTAGACATGTTGGTCTAAGAATATTATTGAGGAAATATAATATAGATCAATATGCAAGTCTATTTAAAGATAAATGTTTTAATGCTGATCAAATAGTAACTATGCTTACGGCATTTATAAATTAATTTCTATGTTATTTTATAATGTATAAATCTAGAAAAGGAGGGTGTAAAAATTGTATTAAGGGTGGTCAAGGAGAAGAAGTTAAACAAGGGATATTTAGTATATCAATAGAAAATAAAGATGATGATCATATTTATTATAATGCAAATGTAACAAATCCAAATCTTTCGGCATATATACCAGCTGAATTTACATATTATCAATCTGAACCAATTATAAAAAATCCAGAAGATTATCATTTATCAGTCGTTAGATTTAGTGTTCCTGGATCTACATTACCAATATTTTATTATCCAAATTCTATTAATAATACGGGAAAAGCTCAACCAACTGTTCCAGGGAGTAGTTTTGCCGATGATCAACAATATTCGGTAACATTATCATATAATGGAATTGATAGCATACAAAGTTTTATAACATTTGATACCGAAAATCCGGCATTTCCGATAACGGACGTTAATTATTATGGAATTTATAATTATAATCATTTTTTATTTTTAATAAATGTAGCTTTATTAAATGCATTTAATGATATACAAAGTAAAACTGGATTTTCAGCTACACAAGAACCATTTATTATTTTCGATCCAGTTACAACATTATTTTCATTAATAACACAAGCTAATTTTAATATACATCTATTTTTTAATTCAAAATTAGCATTATTATTTAATAGTTTTGATGCTGATTATTTTGGATTTAGCCAACCATTAGGTAAAGATGTAGAAATATTTGCTAATGATCTTAAAAATAATTGTTTTTCAGCTTGTCCAGTTAATTTAGCGGTAACTACTATTAATGGTAGTAATCAAATTACTTCGCCAACGGGTAGTTTTACAGTTTATCAAGATCGAAATACAGCATTAGGAAATGGTATCTTATTAAATACAATAGCTACAAATAATACAAGTAATATATCATTAATAGTAGGAACTACAGCAGGATCAAATACAGTAACAAGTATAGGTCTTTTTACAGCTGGAATGAATGGTTTTCAAGCTAATATTACCGGTGTCCCATTACCTAATATAGTTACTTTTGTTAATGCTAATACTATTACATTATCGCAACCAGTAACAGCTAATCCGGTTAATGCAACTATAACATTTTTAAATCCTCCTGGCACTCTTGCAGTTTTATCAATTCCAGTAGGAACAGTAGCAGGTTCAAATACAATAACATCTTCTGCAGGTAAATTTGTTGCAGGTATGAATGGTAATCAAGTACGACTTAGTGGAGTACCATTTCCGGCTATAGCTACTTTTGTAAATGCAAATACAATAACTCTATCACAAAATGCAACTATAACATATCCAGAACCATCTAAAACTCTTCAAGTTACTGCTGAATTTATAAATCAAAATACTATGACTTTATCACAAAATGCAACAGTTACAGGATCAGCAAATGTATTATTTACTAATGATAATTTATTACGAACTATTCAGAATCATAATACTTTATTTAATTGGAATTCTTTACAATCTATAGTTTTAACATCTGGTACATTACCAGTTAAAACAGAATTCGTTCCACAAAGTATTAATACTCAAAGTTCTAATATATCTAATTCAAGTTTACGAATTTTAACAGATTTTGAACCTTTAGTAGTAACAGGAACTGATTTATTTTCAGCTATTCAATATGTTCCTACTGCTGAATATAGATTAATTGATATGAGAGGAAGAGTAGCACTAAATAATTTAGATGGTAAGTATTTTTGGCAAGATAAATTTCAAAATTTATATGCATTAATGATACCTCCAGGTCAAACTGCAAATACTAAGTTTTTATTTAGAAAGAAAAGTAAAGTATATAGAACTGAATAATTTAATTAATTTACCTAATAATTTCTTAATCTAAATTATAGAAATTATTAACTAAATGAAAGGAATTTTATATAAAATTATAGGAGGAGATAAATGTTATTATGGATCAACAACAAGATCAATTCTTCAAAGATGGAGAGAACATTTATCAAATTATAAATTATATAAATTAAAATTCGTAGCTCATACTTCAGTTTATGATATATTTGATGAATATGGAGTAGATAATTGTAAAGCTGAATTAATTTTAGAACTTGAATTTAAAGATAGAAATGAATTACTTAATAAAGAAAAAGAATATATCCAAAATAATAAATGTGTAAATATTAAGATACCAATTAGATCTAAAGAAGAAAAAAAAATGATAGCCAAAGTAAATAGTAAAAATTATTATGAAATCAATAAAGATACAATCTCAGAATCTAAAAAAATTAAGTTTAATTGCGAATGTAATTCAGAAATAACTAAAAATAATAAAGAAAGGCATTTTAAAACAAGAAAACATTTAGAATTTTTAGAGACTAAAGAGTAATATACAATATATTTTCTTTACTATATTATATATTAGATCAATGTCTTTAAATCTTATCCCATTACCCGTTGTTAAGGTCTTAGATCCACGAGTAGATTTAAATAATTATCGTTCTTATGCTATATTACGTGGAGGTTCTGAAGTTACCTGGCAAGCATTTCCATCTACATCTTTTAGTCCTAGTCAAATTCAAATAACAGCAAATCCACCATCTCAACAAGTTTGTGTAAATCGTAAACCATTATTATCTATGAGTTTTGCATTACAATTTACTGGAATTCCTCCGGTTGGTCAAACTGTTTTACAACCTAATTTTGATGCTCCTCGAGCTTATCCAATTGCTACAGTTTCTAATACTTTACAAGTAACATTAAATAATGATCAAATTTCAGCAAATTTAAATCAATATTGGTCAGCAATATCTCGATATTACAATTGGAAAAAACAACGAGAATTTGATTATTCAGTAACACCTAGTATGTTAGATCAATATCAACAATATGTAGATTGGTTAGATCCTTATCGTGGTGGAGGTGCAAGAAATGCTTTAGGATCTTATGGTATTACTAATGATGAAGGAGGACGTGGTGGTTTTCAAGGTTTAACAATTGTAAATAATCCTACTCAAACTGTTCCCGGCACAACACTAACGGCAACTGCAGTATTAAATGTTACTGAACCATTATGGTTATCTCCATTTTTATTTGATGGAGAAGATAAATCTGGCCTTGTTGGAGTTCAAAATATGTCACTTACATTAACTTTAGGAAATTTAAATCGAGTTTGGTCTCATGATCCAACTTCTCCAGTTGGATCATTTACAGTATCCGCTGGTATTACTAGAGGAGCTTTAACAAAACAAGATCCAGATTTCGCACCAACATTATTAATGAATTATATTACTCCTGATCCAATTGAAAGATTACCAAGTGCTTTATCATGGGATTATTTTGAAATTATTCCATATCCCACAACTGCTTCATCATCTTTAGCTAATAATAAAAGTACAGTTATGACTATGAATAGTGTTCAATTAAAAACAATACCAAGACGTATGTATATTTTTGCTCGAAGACAAGATGCAGATTTAACTTTTGCTACAACTGATACTTTTGCGGTAATTAATAATTTAAATGTAACTTTTAATAATCGTGTTGGTATATTCTCATCTGCATCACAACAAGATTTATATGAAATGTCAGTTAAAAATGGTTTAAATACCCCTTTTTCTAGTTTTGCAAGATATACAGGTTCTGTAATTTGTGTAGAATTTGGAACTGATTTGGCTCTCGCATCAAATGAAGCTCCTGGTTTAGTTGGAAATTATCAATTAGGTGTACAAGTTAATATGACTAATCCAGCTTTAATGGAAAATATTAATCCTGCTCCTCCAGCTAATCCTGTATTATATACTTTATATGTGGTTGTTGTTAATGAAGGTGCTATTAGTGTATTAAATGGAAGTGTTCAACATATGGTTGGTGTATTCTCACAAATGGATATTTTAAATAGTCATACTAATCCTCGAGTACCTTATAAAAAATTGAAAAGTATCTATGGTGGTGATTTTTTTAGTAGTTTAGGTGATATTGGTAGAAATTTAGTAAGTGGTGTTAGACGAGGTTTTGAATATGCAAAACCTCTTATTTCTAAAGGATTAGATTTAGCACAACCTTTCATACCAGGTCCCCTTGGAACAGCTGTTAAAGTTGGTCGAATGGTTACTGGTGTAGGTATGAAAATGAGAAAGAAAAAACGTAAAGGTGGTGTTTTAGTTGGTGGAAAAATGATTTCACGATCTAAATTACGTTCAAAATTATAAATTAAGAGTTTAAATTTATAAATTAAGATTTAATATCTGAATTTATAAATTAAGAATCAATATCTGAATGCATATCTTCTTCATTATCTATATTTATAAAATCTTTCATATTATTTATTAAATTTTTTATTTCTGTTAATAGATCTATAATTATTACTTTATATTTTTTATTTTTAATTTTTAGATCATAAAGTTCTTTATTTAACA